CTGGGTGGACGCCTGGGAGAGGGCCCCCGAACTTGAGTAAACTCAACCGGGTCAAAGTGGTGGTTCGAAGTGGCGGGTAATACTATAACCCGCCACCTCGGTCTCCCCACGATTTTTAATAATGGCGAGACGCTATGGAAGATATTACAAGCGTCGTTTTAGGAGTACCAGAAGATACAGGAAACGACCAATGCGAAGATTCAAGCGCAGGTTCCGTAGGTATCGTCGCAGGAGTACTATCAGCTCCGTTGTCAAGCTCACCCAGGACGCAACCTGGGGTCTTAACATCACGGGAACAGGCGGAGCACCACCGAGGTGGAATGCGTTTAGCTTTTCTCCTGTGTCGTTGCCGGGGTTCTCGGACTACCAGACGACGTACAGTCACTTCCGAATCCTCAAAGCCAAGCTGTTCATCAGCAGGACAATTAATGACAACGACGGGTCGCTCTACAACTACCTTGTAGTTGGGAGCAGACCGTTCGCAGCCACGACGGGGGCGTTGGAGACAGTGACAACCAGCGCTGAGGCCTATGTGCCCCCGCAGCTGGAGACTGACCTACGTCAGACCAAGTGGCAGCGCATTCACTACCCGAGCACTACGACGCAGCGCGTGACGGCTGGATTCCATCCCTACACGATGGTAGGGACGTTTGGCCCTGCGGGCATTGGTAACGCTGGCATATACCAGCGTATCTGGGAGGGTAGGAAGTGGATGCCTTTCAATTGGGCGTATAACGCCAATCAGAATGAGAAGGGTACTGCTTTCTGGGGACCCTTTATGGTCGTGGATTCTGCAACGGGTGAACTACCACTCGCCCGAGCGGTGGTTCAGTGCACCCTGCAGGTACACGTCCAGTTCAAGGGTCAACGATGAGTAAATGGGCCCGACCCGGGCTTTATCTTGCTGGCCAAGGACAGCGCTTCTAAGGGTGAGTGAGTGTGGGATAGGGTGGGTGACGTTTGTACTGCCGCGCGTTTGTGCGTGTTCATGTTTGAGTGAGGACAAGGCCGCGCCCTTCGGGCTTTTTCCAGAGAATCCCCGTCCCGCATGATCCGCTCACGCCTTCGGCGTAGACAGAGCCTTAGGCGGCCGGATCGCTTCGCTGCCGCCAACGGCTCCGCGTCTGTGCGTTTCCGCGTGTTTGTGCGGGCTCCGCTTCGCTCCGGGAGGGAGACGTCTATCACCGGGTTCTCGCCTAACGGCACCACGTCTGTGCGTGGGGCATGTCATAATGTTTAGACAGTGTTGTTAGTTTGTGGTACCATGGGTTTTGCGTAGAGGGTTTACAGGGTTCACGGAAATAAAAATGCCCAGCGGTTTCAGACAGTGGTGTGGAACGAAGCAGATTCAAGGAGAGTTCGATGCGGAAGCATTCCTGAAGGAATTGGTAGAGTCGGGAAAAGCAAGGTTTGTTGTAGGGCAATTGGAGGAAGGAAGTCACCTGCATCTTCAATACTATGTCCAGAGGGACAGACAGAGCACTCTGACAGTGATGAAGAGGGACATTTGCGGGGAGAGTCATTGGGAACCAGCGAGAGGCACACCGGAGCAGAACATACAGTATTGCACCAAGGCCAGTACCAGGGTAGCTGGCCCGTGGAAGTTCGGTGAGTGCAGCAAGCAGGGACAACGCACTGATATCGAGAAGGCAGCGCAGATGATCGACGAGGGTCGCTCCCTGCGTGAAGTGGCAATCGAATGCAAATCAACATTTATAAAGTTCCACAAGGGTCTCTGTACGTATGAAGCGATCACTCGCTCCAAGGGCCCCCGAACCTTCGGCCCTGAGGGTCCGGAGGTCTGGGTCTTCTGGGGCGAAACGGGGACAGGCAAATCACGCAGAGCGTTTGAACAATGGCCCGACGCATACCGTAAGATGAGCACGGACAAGTGGTGGGACGGGTATAGAGGCCAGGAAACCGTCATATTTGACGATTTCAAGGGCAGTTCCATGCGCCTCCACGAGTTCCAGATGGTGCTGGACCGCTATCCCATGCAGGTCGAGATCAAAGGCGCATTCGTAGACCTAAGCGCAACCCGTTACGTGTTCACTAGCAATAAGCACCCCCGCGAGTGGTATTCGCGGGAGGCGGACCCGGACGGCACAGTGATGAGGCGCATCACCGAGTTCTGCGAGGAACACGGCCGCCTCATCCACTTCGTCTGGCCCCTCCCTGAGCAGTCCTGGGTGGACGCCTGGGAGAGGGCCCCCGAACTTGAGTAAACTCAACCGGGTCAAAGTGGTGGTTCGAAGTGGCGGGTAATACTATAACCCGCCACCTCGGTCTCCCCACGATTTTTAATAATGGCG